CCTCAATATAAGTACGAACTAAGGAATCATACCCAGTGAGACCGCGAAAAGGTCCGAATAACGTTAGATTCATTTTTTATCCCTTTATTTACCTAGAAACATATCCGCAACAAGATCGTCAAAACTAATTTTGGGTTCCCAACCTAATTCCTGCTTAATTACTGTACTATCCGCTAAAAGATAATCTACTTCTGCTGGTCTGAAGAATTTAGGACTGATAACTACAATTTCTCGACCAGTGTGAAGATCAACTACTCTTTCTTGTAACCCAGAATCTACAAATTCAAATCTATTCTTAGAATGAAAAGCAAACTCTAGTGCACTTTTCAAAAACTCTCTTACTGAGTAAGCCTTTCCCGAACCAAAAGTGTAATCTTTATACTTCATTGGTCTAGATAACTGTTCTTGCAAATCAGCAATTTCTTTTGCTGTTGCTGGCTTTTCCTGTGTTCCTGCCGTGATAACTTTTCTATCTATACCTTCATGACTAAACTTATCAAACTTTATATTAAGATCAATTTCATGTCCCCACGTAATCGTAAAATAATCTCTTTGATTACAAATTCTATAAATAGCTTCTACTGAGTCCTTAACATGAGACCAATCACGCTTAGCATCTAAATTACCTAATTCTAGAGAGGGAACTTTCTCCCAAGTATTAGAAAGACATGCTTCTCTATATTTATTAATGTAGTTAACAATCTTCTTAGTAACGAAATTATCGCCACGTCTAGGGGACTCTGTGTTAAACATGACTCCACAAGCAACGTCAAGCTTATAAGAATCACGATATACGTCTACAAGCCAGTGGGCAGCTAATTTAGCACACCCATAAGGAGAACGTGGATGAAAAGTAGTGTCTAAATTCTGTGGTGGTTTTGAACTTCCATACATTTCTGAAGTTGAAGCGAAGTACGCTCTACATTCTGGCATATGATTTCTAATAGCTTCCAGAAGGTTGAGGGTTCCTATAGTGTTCACTTCAAATGTCAATTGTGGCTGTTCAAAACTAGTATGTACGTGACTCTGCGCTGCTAGATTGTACAATTCATCAAACTTATTTTTACAGAAGTAATTGTTAATGAATACTGCATCGGTCAAATCCCCTTCAACTAAGGAGAATTTATCACTTTTAATGTAGGCTAGGTTAGATAAATTGTCTACCGACTTTCTTCTATTCAGACCTACTACTTCATAGCCCTTTTCTAGAAGATATTCAACTAGGTAGGAAGCTACTTGTCCACTGACACCTGTTACAAATGCTCTTGGACTACGAACATTATTTCCAACATCAGCGCATAAAGTATTCAATTCTGTTGCTTCCTTCTTACTGTTTATGTACTTTGTAGACATTAACACACCTTTGAGAAGAAGATACCATTATCTGGCATAGCCAATACTTCTTTAATATTCTTGTCTAGAATTTGGGCAGTAATATCCCAGTTTAATCCTTGAGCAGTCTCAATTGCTCTATATGCCTTAGCTACTCGATCATTAGGATTAGCGTAGGCATGATTTAGCGTATCGCAGAGACCATCCGCTGTAGTGATTGCTCTGTGCACATGGAATCCACCTACATGCTCAATAAAGGGAGCACCATATGAATTCTCAGGAGTACAGAAATCAGTTACGCCAGCATAAGGAAGAATGACAGGGACGGTCCCACAGGCCATAGCGTTGGAAACTGTTAGTCCCCAGCCCTCTCCTGCACTAGGATGTACCAATATGTCTGCTGCTGCTGTATACATCCCGATAATATCATCAGGTTGTGGAGCATTAATAATCCGCATTGTCTGTGTATCTTGGGTAAAGACTACAAGATCATAAGCTCCAGCCTCTTCAGTGAGTGAAGCTGAATGTACGAACATCATTAATACTACATGATCTTCTTTACCCTTTTCAAACTCACGCCATGCTTCATGAATGACACCTAAATTCTTACGGTCTTGATTAGCACCAATATAAAGACCAACAAACTTATTACGAAGGGAGCCAAATTCACCGAGATGATGATTTCTGTCAGAAATATCTTCTTTTAGTTTTGGTTTACCCTGTTGTGGTAGATGAAACTGTGCATGATCGACACCATAAGGAGCAACATCAATATCTACATCTGCCCAACGCTGATTAACTGTACTCTTTCCAAATCGTGTTGGAGAAACAACCTTATGATAACCCTTCATAATATTACGCCAAGCGTAATAACATGGTGCACCATCTAAGGTAAGATATCCGATAAATCTCTTCTTGGGGAACATCTGACGTAGCTGAGGAATTACAGGTAAAACCCATGGATCATGTGACATTATTACTACTTCAGGATCGGAAGCAGTAATATACTCTACCATCCTTTTTACATCATGCATCTCACCACGGTGACAATCAATTACATTATATGGAACTTCTACTTTGTCTTCTGGTCTAATCTTAGAGTCTAGGAATCCTAGAGCTTCTACATTATATCCCATTCCTTGAAGTCTGGAAAGGACTGCTCTGGTTACAACACTCTGTCCTACATGACGAATTCTGGGACTGTCTGAAATCCATAATACTTTAGGCATAATCTGATCCACCATGTTCTTCGCAAGAGTTACCATTACCTAGTTTACTTAATTCTAATTTCTTTTCCAACCATTCCTTATAACGTTCTTTGTCTGCATCAAAATATGTATGTTCTAAAAAGTCTTTAAGAGTTAAAATTCTAAAATGATGAATTTCTGTATCTTCCCCTATTTCTTTTTTATAGGAAAAAGTAAATCCCACAATAGAGTCTTCTTCTGGAGTCCAAGTTAAGCTTTTACTAAGATAAGTACCGTCAGCCTTTACTACTTCTACATCTCCACGATACATGACATAGTAATCATCATGATTCTTCGTAAAAATAAGAAGCATACACTTGTCGTAAAATTTATCACCGCGTGATTTAACTTGCTTCTCTTCTTCTTCAAAATACCAATCTAATACAGGACAAGAAGACTTACTAGAAATCATTTGTTCTAAATGCCACCCTTGACGGGCTTTACATTCGATGAAATAAGGCATCGTAAGCCAGTCAGCATTATTTTCTGGAATGATATCTGAGGGAGCTAAGTTCTTAAAGGCACCGGAGTTGGGTGTCCTAACGAATTTAGTTTTCCATGCTTCTGTTAATATTTTAGAAATCTTAAGTTCAAAGCCGTTACCTTTAGCTCTGCTGTTGAAGCGTTTCGCCATTTGTCTTTTTAATTTCTACGCCATGGTTAATGATTTCATTCATAGCTTTAAACTCTTCACTAAATTCAGAATATGGAATAACGGAAATTTTAGACTTCTTAACTAAAATAACACCTTCAAAATCTGGATCAATCTCAACATAGTTCTTACTTGGGTCTGGATTCGTTATAAGTTCTATACTCTGCATCCCAAACCTCTTCTTTTCGTTCACCATACTGTGGTAGTTCTTCTTCTGTCACTGCATCTAAAGGCTTTAATTGAGTAACTTTAATATATTTACCTGTAGTGGTATCCTTTGGACCACCATCTTCTATAATTTTGATTGGACGTTCTTCTTCAGCCCAATACTCTCTGGCCTTTTCTACTACTTCTTTAATATTGACACCCTTGTTAACCACTACAAAATAGTGGTCAGTCTGTAACGATCCGAACAAGTCAACCATGTCCGCTAAATCATCAGGACTATTAGCGTCAACTTCCACCACGAATAGACTGGGATTTATTTGAGCTAGTTCGCCTAAGTGTATGGCTTTAGCGACTTTAGGTAGGTCTACGATTTTGTATTGGTCTAACATGTTTGTATTATAACAGTTTCGACTTATTTTTCAAGGTGAATTTTAGAAAATCCATCAAATCTTTTAATCATAATTCTATTATATGAGGATTCGTTAAGGCTACAGTGAGTAATAACAAATACTTGACTTACATTCATTATGTCTTTCATACGATTAAATAATAATCTAGAAACTAGATTACGGTTTGGTTCGTCTAGTGAGCCAAATACTTCATCTAGAATTAATATACCATTACTATTAAAGTTCTTTGAAAGTAGTTTAGATAGAGCTAGGCGAAGAGCGAGAGAAATAAGCACTTGACCACCGCCAGAGTCTAATTCAAACTCTAGTTCCTGTAATGAACTAGTCATTACCTTCAAATCAATCTCTTCTTTTATCTTATTACTGCGTCTACCATACCGACACTTCTGACAAATAGCTTCTGAGCCAAATGGATTACCACATACTGTACAGTGTGTCTCTTTTGAAGTTAATTCTTTAAAGGTAGTAAACTCTAATTTAAAACCGGGAGAGATAGAGTCTAAGATTACGTTAGCAAAGTCTTCTACTTCAGATATTGAATTCTCAATCAACAGAGAAGGTATTCCATCCTTATTTAAAAGGGAGCACACATACATCATTCTGTAATATTCTTCTTGTAGCTCTATAAGCTTAGTTTGCTTCTGTATTATCTGTGCTTTTAAAGCATCTGAATTTGTAATATCTTGCTCTGCCCGTGCGAGAGCCGATACACTCTCGTTGTATTTATGTAGTCTTATGTTTCTTTCGTTCTCTAGTGCACTAAGCTGAGAACGAATAACTCCATATTGATCTTCTTTAACCTTACCAGATAACTCTTCTATCTGCTTTGTAATATCTTCTTTAGTCTTTAATAAATTATCAAGTAATTCCTTAGCTGAAGCCATTGAATCTTCTAATAGGGTAGGGTCAACTCTACGTAGCTGAGCAATTCTATTCTTATCTAAGGCAATATTATTAAGTAATTGCTGAAATTGACCATGGACGTTGTTTAAACGTACTAGCTTCTCCGTATTCTCAATCTTCTGTGCCTGTAGAGCCTTAATTTCGTTTTCTATCTGAGTAGCGTAGTCTGGGATTCTTTTACCCTTGTCACATGTCTTAGAATCAATAGGACATACTCCAGAGAAAGAACATAGAGTTTTGTGCAATCTCTGTTTATCACCTATCTGACTATCTACAACTGCAACTTCTGACTGTAAAGGCTGTTTAATCCCTTGAAGCTCTTCTAGCTTCTTTGAAATCTCATTAGAATCCCCTAAAGTCTTTTCTAGATCGTTGGAAGTATTAATATTATTCTGGGCAGTCTTAATATCACTAGTTAACAGTGACACCTTACCATAAGTTGTTTGTAGCTGAACTTCAGTAAAATTAAACTGACTCTGTAGACCTTGTAATTTCTGCTTAGTATCTTCTAGATTAGAATAGTTCTTAAGTTCAGCTTTTTTATCTGCTATCTGATTATTAACTTCATCTAATGATTTTTGAGTGGATTCAATTGCTCCCTTCAATAAAGAAAGATCGGCAATACTAATTTGATGCAATTGAACCTCTAGTGTACTTCTAGAGGTATTTAAAGTCTCTATCTCTTTGCCTAAAGAATTGTATCTAGCTTTAGCCTTTTCTTCATAGGTTTTCCACTTTTCCAGATTAAACCATCCAAGAATGACTTTCTTTCTCTCAGCTGGTCCAAGGAGCATGAATCCACTGATATCTCCCTGTTTAATACAGTTAGTAGCAACAAAGTCTTCACAAGTGTATCCTAGTAGGTCTTGTAACTCTTTTTCTTTGGCTGATTTTAAAATCTCTTTGGTGCCTTCAATATCAAAGATAGGCTTATTCTCTGAAGTACGTCCACGTGTAATTGTAACATCTATACCTTTAAGATTAACAATACCTTTAATGTACATCTTATCCTGTCCAGTATGGATAAGATTAATTTCTTTCTTAGCTCTAACGTCTCCAAATAGCAAGTAGCGGATACATTCTACAAAGCTTGACTTACCCGCTCTATTACTCTTCGCAGGATCACCATCGTAGGTGCCTTGAATAAAATAGATAGAAAAGTCGTTATCTGGAAACTCAATTACGTTTTCACCTTTGAAGGGACCGTAATTGTAGATTTCTAATCGTTTAATTTTCATTTTAGATTGGGTAGAATGTAGTTTTCCATTAGTAATGCAGGATTGTAAGTGCTCTTAATATCTATAAATTCATATTCGTTAAGATTCTGACGTAACACTACATGCTTTTCGTTAGATTGTTCTTCAGTTTCATATCGTCCCTTATTCTGGTAAGGATGGTCTCTCGTAACCCAAAAGTTAATAGCTGGGAAGGCTTCTTCTTGCTGTCTAGCAATTTCTTCTAATTGCTCCCAATAAGGACAATTGTAAAAACGAGCATAAGCAGAACACAATTGAGGTGAACCGTCTGCAACTGTGTAATTAACTCGTTTAAGTAAATCAGTCTCTAAAAACATCTGAGAGGCAAATATATAATTCTGGTCCCAAGTATCTGGCTTTCTACCTTCATACGCCCACTTCTTAATCCATTCTTGAATTAATTCAGCGTCATGACCTTCTCTGTTTAAAAGAGCACATATCTGCTTAGCTAAAGTACTTTTTCCTGAACCGGGAGCACCATAGAAATTAATGCGTCGTATATTACTCATTCTATCACCTTTTTAAACTCTTCAATTATTGCTTCTGGGTTTTGTACACCCTGTGACATTACGTAGGCACTAAATATATCTAAATCTGTTGCATTTACGTTTACATTCTTGTGTCGTATGAACTTCTCTTTAACTACATCCACTTCATATCGTAGATGGTAGCAAGAATCTCTTAGCCGCTTCTCTAATGCTCTAAAATCAAACTTATGAGCTAAATGATGAGGTACAGTTAATTTAACTGATACAATGTCTGTAGGGTCAACTACCAAACTAGCTGGATTAAATAGTTCATCGTAGGTTACTTTATAGTCACGTATATTTCTAGTCGCAATTGGCTTTAATTCTAGGATGTTGGTATCAGTGTCAAGAATACCATATACCTTTTGATCGTTGGCTTCAGTCGTAGATACTTTAATAACTGATCCTAAAATGATCACTTGACCGTTTCTTACAGTCTGTGGCTTATGAATATGTCCTGAAATGATCTTTTCACAAGATTTGTATGCCCAATCAGGTAACTGGCACTTGGAACTTCTAGAAATCTCAGCTTCCATACCGGGAATAGCTTCAGCGATATCTAAATGAGAAAATCCCCATTTGAAATTACCTTGAATAGGTTCTACCTTAGCATATTCCATGTAAGGTAGAAATAACATACCATCTATAATTGTAGGCTTGTCTACCACCTTAGCTAAATGGGATACATCTATCTCTTCTAGAGGGGAGCCTCTTTTAGTTTCAAAGATACCATCGTGATTACCACGTAGGATTATGTTTTTATTGGGGAATTTGGAGAGTACAGCCATAAAATTTGCGATAATGGAGTGGGATACAACTGGATTGTCAAATATATCACCTAGCCAGATGATCCTATCTGCTAGTTTTGCTTCTGGAATTATAGAGGTGAGGAAGTCCCATACATCATTACTTCTATTTAATCCATCCCATGTAAGCTCAAGATGAAGGTCTGGGAGTATTAAATACTTCATAGCACCTTAGTCACTAGCATATCAGGAAGAACTTGATCGTAGACTTTAAACGGAGCAGTCATATACTCAGTAACGTATTCATCGCCTATTTTAAGAGCAAAATCATCTATCTGCTTGCTCTTTACTCTAGTACAAATTTGATTAGGCTTTAAAGTAACTATAGTGTTGACTGCATCAACGGAAAGTAAGTATAATTCTTTGTCACATTCAGCTAGATCACGTCTAAGTATTTTCTGACTCTTATACTTCATAGAAGGAAGTTCATAGAACCAAAAAATATAGAATACTTTAACGTTAAATATGGGGTCTTTTTGGTCTACATCTGGAATGTAATATCTGGTGAAGTCTAGATAGCAGTTTAATTGGTCTACTTTAACTGCTGCCCCACCAGAAGTTTTATTACTAGCTTTGGACTCGTAGAATATGGAACGTTCTTTGTTCGCTAAATCAGGATTAATATCCTTATAGCGAGCGTTACGAAGTCTATCTGCCTTTAAAATCTGAGCAGATGCCTCTTCAAAGAAGTCTCCAATATAAGAGCAAAGGTCTTTACGATTTTCAATATCTTTTTCGTTGTCGAAGAGTTCTTGATACTCTTCTTCTTTATTTTTAAACACTATTCAGAGTCTTTTTCCACAAAGCTCATACCGTCATCAGTAATTCCAAAAACAATGTTCTTTAAGCCGGGGGAAGTCTTCTTAAGATGATTCTTAAATAAATCCCACTTAACTTTAGCCCCAACCCTAACCTTATTTCCAGATTCAGTCTTTTCCATCCAACCAATCCGCTTAGTCTGATAAATTAGAGAAGGAAAGAATCCTAATGCCTTACCACCAGCATTAGTACGACCGGGAGAACCAATATTGTCATAAGTGTAAGAAATAAGGAGTACGCTTACTTTATTCTTAGCATTAATAAGTTTACCAGCTAACTTGTTTAGACACCGACGTAATGCTGAACCTTTACCACCGGGTTTCGTATTATCCGTTAGGTCTAAGTCTTCATCAAACTGTGTAACAGTATTACCCATTGAATCAATGACAATTAATAAAGGAGCATTGGGAGCTACCTTAACAATTTCGTCCCAAGCCTGAATAGCTGTTTCAAACATCTGTTCTAGAACGAACGATTGCTTCATGATAATCTGCTGTGGGTCAACACCCCAGTTAACGAAATCAGCAGCAGTAGTTTTATTTTCTGTTTCAATGTAAATCGTACCAACTCCCTGTTGCTGAGCAGCTTTAATAGACTGAATAGCAAAGGAAGATTTACCAGAATCAGAATCTCCTGCAATTAACACCATGCGACCAAAAGGCAAACCGGGAAGATTAGTAGGCTTACTCCACCAATCTCCAAGCTTCAGATAATCATCTGGTCCCAATTCCTCTAGATCGGAAACTGTACCAAAATCGAAAGGCTTCTTAGCACCCTCTTGATTTTCTTTTACTTTATTAATTATGTCTGCGAAGTTGAGTTTTACTGGAGTTGCTGGTGTTTCTTTTGGAGGCATTTTAGTATCCGTTATTAATCTTAGAACTTATCTGTCTAAATTGAACATGGGCGTTATTAAATACATCAATAAGTGAATTAATGTACCGTAAGTTGTGTTCTGCGGTTTCTTCTGCTTCTCTTGCTCTAAGAAGTTCTGAATTAGCTTCAGCTTCTATTTCTTTAGCCTTAGCAGTACTAGATTGAGCTTCATCCCAAGCTTTATGTCTAGTAACGCTGTAAACTGAAGAACAAGCACTGTATTCCTTAGATAACACTTCTAGCCGATAAGCAGAGAGCCTAGCGACCGCTCTAAGGAATTGAGCAGCTATTACGTCAGCATCCTGACTACTTAGACCATTTTTTAGACGGTCTAAGTAGTCAAGGTGCGTAGAGATGAAGGTTTTAAGTTCTTGATCCATTACTTAGGTAACTTACCTTCTTTTTGAAGTTGTAGGAATCGTTCAAACGCTTCTAAGTCACCCGCTGAAGTATTAGTTGGAACAACAGGAGTTGCTACCGTAACTGTTTCAACTACTGGTGCACTCTGTGGAGCTTGCTGTACAGGAACAGTTGTAGAAGTCTGTGCAACATGAGTAGGCTGTTGAATCGTCTGAACAGGCTGTTGCTGCATTGGTTGCTGTACTGGCTGTTGAACCTGTTGCTGCTGAGTTGGATATTGATACTGTGGATTCTGCTGTGGAGCATTGTTAATTGTATAAGTCTGAGTTGACCGAATAGAGGCCATCTTGACATTTAGAAGGTCTTGAACAACCTTTAAGTCGGGAAGTTCATAAGCAGCATTTAGATCATGCATCTTATCTAAGAGAGCTAACGCCTTAGGGTCAAGCTTAGCCTTCTTAGGCCATGCAGTAGGCTGAATTCTGGCAATTTCATCCTTATTACCAGTGGTCTTAACCTTCTGCAACATCACTGCGTTACCACAAGTAGGGTCGAAGATATCCCCATTGAAAGCGAAGAACGTTCCAATTAGCTTGTGAAGAGTCGCACTAACTGCAAACATCTTTACTTCAGGTTCTACCATTACACTATCTACTACTTTAGTTTCAGCTACAAGGACTTCTAAGTCTGTTGGTAGAGAACCGGGAGCCTTAGGCGCGAACTTTACGTCAGGAATTAGATTGTAAAGGTAGCTCTTCTTAGCGTAGATCAGCTTAGAAAGGTCTTGAGCAGCTTTATTTTCCTTCTGCTTATACAATTCATCGTTCGCCGCACACATTGGACAGGGTTGTCCAAAGGGCTTTAAACAAGCAATAGGATATTCTGCTACGTTGTAGTGGACAGTCCACTCTCTAAATGGCTTAGTTTCCTTCTCATTCCATGGTGGACAGAAGAAAACTGTTGTACCAGCTTCAGGTACTTTAAAGAACTTCTTATTTACTGCGAAAGCATTCTGATCAGTCTTACCGTAACCCATTTACTTAAACTCCGTTTCCAATTTAGCACCCTTTGAAGAGGTGAATGTTAAAGTTGTTTTTGGTGTAGATGCTTCTTCACCGAGAGAAGCGTCCAAAAGAGTGAAAGAATTTCTAATCGCTGAAGCCTTTTGAATCAATTCCTCTAGAGTGTCTTTAGTAGAATTGATATTGGGACTGTGCTTTAGTTTTTCAGAATATTCTGAAAGAAGACGAGAGACTAACGGACTAAGTGCCTCATTAATTACCATTGTATTGGTAAATTTTAAACTTTGAGGACTATAGTAAAGGTCTACTTCTTTTAAATTAGATAGAACCTTGACCACACCATCCAACTTGTCAGATTCTTTGTGAAACGTCTTTCTACTCTTTTTCATTACAAATCTCCTGTTTAAGGATTATAACAGTTTTGACCAAAAATTCAAGCTGCAACTTTGGCTTTTTCAGCTTTTTCTTGCCATAAACCATTATTACAAAACCACTTCTTTAGAGAACCCCAACGGGTTCCCACCTTAACGTCGCTCTCCATGGTAATTGTTATACCGGGTGGATGAGCCATAGTATCCTGTAGTATAGTTAAAAACGCTTGTAGATCGTCTCTATGCACCATGTAGACTGCGGAATCGTGCACGAATAACATCGTCTTAGCCCTAATACCCTTTTCCTTACATATCTTAAGTACTTTTAAGGTAGAGTATAAGGTGTAGTCTGAAGCTTGGGACTGAATCACGAAATTAAGCAATTCACGTTCGGCTTCACCACGTAGGAACTGGTCCGTATGATTAATCTTCTTAGACCGTCTCTTACGACCGAAGAAAGACTGCAAGCTGCCATTCATTCTAGCCTCTTGTAATTTCTCTTCTCTCCAACGTGCAATATCCTCATAAGTCTGCCAGAATACGTTATAAATGTAAACTGCTTCTTCGTAAGGAATTCCTTCTTCTTCTGCGAAGTTCTTTGGCATTTTGCCGTAGCAGAGTGAGAAGTTGGCAGTCTTTCCTCTTTGACGCTCTTCATCTGTAACAATATCTTTAGCTACGATAGTTCCAGCTTCCATCTCAGCAATTCTATCTTTATGGTAAAGACGGACTGCTAGTTCTGCGTGTGGATCACGTTGCTCTTTGAAAGCTTTGTAGAGGTTTTTATCTCTAGAGTACTCTGCTATCAGTCTAAGTTCAGCCTGTGAGTAATCCGTTTCCACCATAACGTAATCTGGATCACTTATAATGTACATATTCTTAATGTTTACACCGATAGCAATCAGTGCATCATTATTCTTAGGATAGTTCTGAGCGTTAGGATTAGAACTAGATAATCTACCCGTCTCAGTACCACAAATATTAAAGTTAGGATGTACCTTACCATCTAACCATATTTGACTCTTAATACCGATAACGTAGGTAGAAAGAAGTTTCTGTTTCTTTCGTCTATCTAGGAGTAGTCGTGGAAACTCATGAAGCTTAGCCAACACTTCAAGTGTGTCACCATCTGTTGAACTTTTACCCTTCTCTGTTTTATTTATTACAGGCAGATTAAGATGCTTAAATAAGAATTCTGCCAACTGATCTGAAGAGTTAAAATTAAGTTCCGTTGGTATCTTCTTAGTCTTTAACTGACTAGCAGAAGGAGTTGGAACGAAATTAGATGTAAACTCTTTAAGTTTGATATCTAACCGTTCAATTTCCTTAGTTAGGATATCTTCAGTGGTCTTACGGCACGCTTCATCAATTAAACACCCGTTCCGTTCTGTATCCATTAACATCTTGGCTACAGGCATAAGGAAGGTATTTAGCAGTGGTAAGAACTTGGGGTCTTCTGCTTCCAGCATAGGATGGAAAATTTCAAATATCTGAAGAGTTACATCCGCATCTGTACCATTGTACTCTGCTAATTCTTCAATTGGAATAATAGCGTAAGTATCTTTAGCTTCATCAGTTGAGACTAGATATTTATCTAATCCCTTCCAGTATTCACCATAATCTGTAAATCTAAGACAACAATCATCTAGACCGTGGTAGCCTTTCTGTTCGTCCAACATATGGTGCATAATCATAGTGTCGTATATCTGACCTTCTAACGTCAAACCAGCAGCATCCAAGAATTTACAATCGAACATATGATTATGTAAAATCTTGGCAATCTTTGGATAGGATAATAAAGCTCGTAATGTATCCTTTACCTCAGTACCTTCCCAAAAGAATTTAGGAACGTTGAGTTTGTACAAATTACAGAATTCTTTAATGTCTGTTATAGGAGAACGTTTCTTACTAGTAATTATATCGCTCTTACAGACTCTATAAAACTCTTCATCCCCAATAACCCATGGAAGTACGTAAGATAACCCTTTTGTATTGGAGAACCCAATACTTATAATCTCACCGTGAAGAAACCTAAATGAAGTGGTTTCAATATCAAGAGCAAAATAGGGCTTGGATATTAAATCCTTAATCATTACTTTAAATTTGTCAAGGGTGTCTATATAAATTACTTTACCTTTACGGTTTAGCGGCTGTCCAGTAACAATAGAATCTGCTAATTCTTTTACCTTCTTTAATCCATACCGAAGCTGTTCTACATTTCGTGGATCACGTAGAGCGAAAGAAGGATGAATTACAGGTACGAACTTAATACCGGGATATCTAGGAGACTCTAATTGCTTACCATTGGTAGTAGTAATCTTAAAATTACCACACACCTTCTTTAAAGCTGTTGATCCAAGTGGAACAATAATCTTTGGATTAGCTTGCTGAATGTAATGATTTAAAATAGGTGCACATGCATCCAATTCGTCTCTTTCTGGAGGACGATTCTTTGGAGGACGACACTGGACAGTATTGATAATACTACACTGACTTCTATCAATACCTACTTCTTGTAGAATACGATCTAGAAGCTGACCACTTTCCCCAATAAGAGGTTCTGTAGCAAATTGATCTTCCGTTTGACCGGGAGCTTCAGCCACAAACATTATAAGACAATCTTTAACAATCTTTGGTGGGACTACATTGGTTCTACTTTTACATAATTTACACCGTTCGCACGTTGAAAGAGTAAAAGTATCAAAATCTACTGCTGGAGCCTTTTTAGAGTGAGGCTTCGTTGTTAGTGGTACTATCTGTATCTGGTCCATTAGTTGGTTCTACCTTCTTTTTAAAATGAATAAACTTTTGAATTAAAAGCTCGATTTGAAGCCCACCTTTTCGCTCTAAAAGAGTCTTAGTCTGATAGAATCGAACTTTGGCGTAAGCGTATGAACCCTTTTCAGGTCCAATTATCTCTCTAATCTTTTCAATTAGAGCATTAAATGCAGTATCGTTAGAATCTAGAATTACCCGTGCAATCTTATACTGCATAGATTGCTCTCGTATATTCAACTTTTTTAAAATTACCTCTGAATCTTCCATTGCCACTACCCCATTTTTAGATGTTAAAATTACAACTGCTGGATTATACTTAAAATTGTTAAAATACTGGAGATAATCCTGCATCTTCTTACAGACACCTTTTTTATTTAAATAACACTTCGTACAAGCTGGACTCTTTTCATCTATAAAGCCAAAACAATCTAGTGCTCCGTTAAGTCTTGGAGCCACTAACTCCTTTTCCCTACAAACTTCATATATTTCACCGACTGAATATTTACTTTCTATATAGTTAATACCACAAGACTTTATAACGTCTATTTTCTGTGCTTGACTTAATTCAGACATACCGTAATCCTATCTACTAATGATCCTGTAAAAATCTTTGCAGAATCCCGTAACTGTTTAAGTTCTTCTTTAGAGTGTTCATCTGGATCACCTTTAGATAGTTTACATATTCGACAAGGTATGTGCTGGGATATTTCTCTCGCACTATCTTCCAACTTTTCCATGGATACATCAGGATCATACATAAGAGTTACTTCTTTAAATCTAGCCTTCAGCAACCAATAAATATGATTCTTCTTAAGTCCTGTACCGTATGTAGCTACTACGTCTTCTCCTGCATACATTACGTCAAACACACCTTCTGTAATAGCGATACTTTCATACTCTTTAGCTCTTGCATAATTAAATAAAAGATCAGCACTCCCGACACCTAAAGAATCTGCGTTAGGATTAAGAAGTTTCCAACTCTTGGGAACTTTTCCTGTGATATCTCTTGCTACCCAGTATATAACCTGCCCCTCTTCATTTACATCGCATACTATAAGCCGATTAGCATAGAACCCTTGTGTACAAAAACCCATTTGGTGATAATGAACTAATTCCTGAGGAATTGGATACTTTCTACCTACGTCTAAATAAGGAATTCTTTTATTTCTAAGAGATTGATAATGTTCTGGTAAAGCTACTGGCTTAAGCTTACCTTCTAAGTCCTCATTTTCTTTGTATGTTTCAATAATCTTGTCGATATACTTTACATCTAGAACTTGAGAACTAATTCCAAGTTTTAAAAATTCTATAGTATTTAGGTATCCGGTATTTAGTACCTTCTGTAGAAGCTTAAAGAAGTCCCCTGTCTTATTACATCGAAAACACCCAAATCTCTTTTTATCAAAAGATATCCCACAATGCCACTCTTTATTACAAAATGGACATGTAGAAAGTAAATTGCCAGTCTTACCACCGATGTTTCTATATCTGTACCCAGAATTCGTTAAAAACGACTTCATATCAAACCGGTCTATAAGAATAGGAATACATTCGTTAATCTTCATTACATATTAGCCATTTTATGAATTACAGTGTTAGAAGGCACATAACTCTTCATACGCTCATAATCAATAGAATAGGTAATAATCTGACCACACTCTGCATCTCGGTAAGCGTCTAGATATCCTCGCATTTTCTTATTTCTACGTTCATCGTCTGTAATATTTAAGGTGAAGAGTAAATCAGCTACTCGAACCTTAGCGTAGCAATCTGCTAGATTTCTACGTGTGTAAATAAACTTATTATCCAATTCTGGCTTACCAAGTTTAGCGTCGATACGGTGAACCTGAGAAGCAGTCCACACCACGCAGTTGTACTTATTGGCAAGAGTTTTCAAATCTCGGAAAACTTCTTCTTGTCCCTGATACTTGTCAGAACTATCAGCTTTTCTAGGCTTAAGTAGGTCACCATAATCTACAATAACAATATCTGGCTCAAACCCACCCGCTCTTAAATCTATTATTTCCTGTTCGATATCTAGGACGGTGTAATCCCACCGCTTAATAAGATTACTAACAATTAACTGACCGGAGAAGGATTTATACTGTTGTTTAAAATTCTGTGGCAAGTTATTACGAATAACGTCTCTATAAGGAACATCTAATAAGCGGGCATCATAACGATCTTCAACTTGTGAATCCTTACCTTCTAGGTTAATATGTAGAACCTTAGCGGAAGGAAATCCACGAATATTTGCTGCACCAGCGTTAAGAAGAAAGATTGATTTTCCTGCTTTAGCATCTCCTACTACTACGCCTAGTTCCCCTCTTGAGAGTCCCCCACCTATGAATACGTCTAAATCTAAATTTCCACTCGTAAACCTATAATTCATACCGGATTCACGGGAATTTCGTTTAGTAACTCTATAGTCTACTTCTTCGAAGAAATTAACTCTGTGGGGAGAAGCAAAACTAACTTCGTTGTAGTCTTCAACAGCCTTGAGAGTTTCATCGACACATGCATCAATTCTACTAGAATTGTAAAGAGTTACAGCGTTTTCTAAACGTGGTTTTATACGACTGCGCTTAATCCACTCTTCTACCTTCTGAATAATGTATTCTTTTTCATTCACTACTAAACCAGTAATATCTTTAACAACAGAAAGATACTCCATCTTGTTCTTATCTTCTGATAGTTCCATTATTTCTTGGATAAAAACATCATTAGTGCAAACCTTATTATAGCTCTCGTAATACTTTATAAAGTTACTATAAATCCATCTTAAGATTTCCGTTTCGAAATAGTTTGCCTTTATGTACTTATGTGATTTAACTAAAAAGTTAACATCATCCAGCATCAACTTTAACAGTTTCTTTTGAAAATTTACGTCAAATGAGAAGACTTCTTCTTCCATGTTAATCTAGTATACTCCGAACATCTAGGGTCAACTCTTGATCCTTACCTAGAATAGAATCTATGGTATCGTTCTTCGTATCTAAAGCATCCCACAGTTTCATTTCGCAAGTGCCATGTGATAGAAATACTATAATATTAGAAGTTCCTACAGCGTCTCGCCTTGTAATACGACCGAAAGATTGCTTCCAATCTAATCTAGATTCAGGAAGATCGTAAAAAATTCCGTAGCGGGCCACTTGTCCCCAATTACCACCAGCACCTAAAGAGGAATTAGCAATCAGTAACCTACAGCTAGGATCGGTTAAAAATTTAGTAATATTTCCATCACGGTCTTCTTGTTTTAAATCTTTATTGATACCCGCAAACATAACTGCGTTATGATGTTTAAACTTTTTAACTATTGCTTCAATGGTAGGTCTGAAACAAGAGAACACTACTATCTTATTTTTCGAATCACTTAGAATTTCTTCTACGACTTGTTCCAAAACAACCATCTTTGTAGAAGGTGCGCTATCTTCTAAGATAGCTGGATCAGAAAGACACTGGCGTAATCGAAGAGTTTCCACTAAAGCAGACTCTACACTATCAAATTTCTTGTTTTGAAGCCGGTTCATTTCTTTGTTTTTAATAGCATCGTAAAATGCTTGCTGTACTGGATGAAGTTCAAATTCTCTCGTAGATAATACAGTTGGTGGGAAGTCTTTACATTGATCCTGAGTACGTCTAAATGAAAGAAGATCAAACAAATACTTAAGCTGGTCTAAATTTTTGTATGGATTTTTCTTATTTATAATTTTAATCTTTTTTTCAGAGAACCGTTTCTTAATATGGATAAAATTGCAGAAGTGGTCTTCAAATCTCTGACGTGTAGTTACCCATTCTGGCTGTAAAAGTTTAATAATAGCGTAGGCATGTAGAGGGTCTTCAGGAATTGGTGTGCCTGTAAGAAGTAGTATATAAGTGGGATTGATAGCTGAGCATAATTCAAAGACCGTATTTGCACGTTGAGAGCTTGCTACATATCGTTTTATATTTGTACCCTTAACAGATACCTTTTGCTTTTTATCTGCATTCCTTAGAACGTGAGCTTCGTCACAAATCCAGAAATCAAACCCAGCAGAGATAATTGAAGCCTTTACGTCTTCATTGATAATACAGTCGTAATGTAAGACTAAAAGTTGACCCTTAAAGCTATCAATATCCTTACAAACGTTAACTGACCCGTTTCTTACCACGCTGTAACTGTAATTTGTATGCTTTAAAATTTCATTATACCATGTCAACTTGTTCTCATTTAGACAGAACACTACACCCTTTTTAACGATATTTCTATCATAAAGGTAGTTGAAGGCACCTAAGGCAGAAAGAGTCTTACCAACGCCCACGGAAGAGCAATTTAAGCCTCTTTTGCGAGCGACTGAGAAGGCGATTGCTGACTTCTGATCGTTGTAAGGAATGCTCTTTAAAGTTGTAGAGATTTGGTTGTTAATATCACCATCTTTAATATTCATGATATTAAAGCGATGTTCCATAAACTTCTTACAAACTTCCAAGCAAGAAGGTGATATATTTAGATTAAATAGTGGACGGGTTTTCAAGATGTTACGAAGGATGAAGAAATCAGCTATGGAAGTCTTATAAGTCACTGAATCTTCAATACTTATAGTTAATAAGGATTCATACAAGAGACCAATGATCCGAGGACAGTCGGGTATCTCATGTGGCTCTAGTTTGTAGGTTATTATATACTCTTCGGGATTTGGATTTAAAGATATTTTTTTAGTTTTAGCTTCTATTAACACTGTGAGTATTATAACGGGATTCACTAAAATTTAAAGTTAATTTCCGCTATTTCCTATAAAATTCATAGTAATATCACCTATGTAGTGGATACCAGTGCCAGATGTATTAAAGGTGAGTTTAATATCAAAAGGCTGACGCTGTGTGAAACCATCTTGATCTATACCAGATATAATGGTAGTTCGAAGTGAGGTAGAGGCAACAAGTCGGCTACCATCGGAAGGTTCTAGTTCCGCTCCCAAACAATCATAAATTAAAACATCTACGTTAGAACCATTTGTAATTTTGTGTTCAATTATAATTGATTCTAATTGATTGCATCCTGCTGGTACGAAAGTTCTAATCCAGTAATCTTCTGGATAAGAGATATTTTCGTGCTTTAAAGTAGGTTTAAAGGTTGTTGGGTCAAGATCGATGTTATTTTTAAATTTAGTTGAAGTAGTCACTGCCCCGTAAAATTTAGGAGACAACTTTATAATTTCTCCAGAAATAATGCTAAATGGAGAATGTGTATGAGTATAACCAGAAATACAGAAATTAGAAATGTAAGGTGTGACTCCTGATATATTTAATCCATCAATAGTAACGCTAGAATTTAAAGTAGTTATGTTAGTTCTAAACCGACTAGTTGAATACACGTCTAACAATCCATCTTCACTATTAGTTAGATTCCCAACATTTAAATTATCAACATTTCTTGGAGCTAGAGTTGAAGAATAGTTGGTATAAGTACCACCACCTATAGGTTCTGCTATAGTGATACTTGTTACAACATTAGCCTCATCATGATCATAAAAACTAAATGGAGTTAATTGATCCACATTTGAAAATGATAAACCAATACCATGATGAATAACAGCACTTGGAAAGGTGACAGTCAAACTCTGTGAGGTTTCTGGATTCAAAATATAATAGATAGTTTTATATAAGTTAGACATTGCTAATAGCGAACTGGATATTAAGGTCATGACATTACCATCCGAAGTAATGCCAGTTGGAGGTAGCTGTGATATCATCATTACAAATAATATTCTATTGGCGTTTGACGATATATTATTAGTCCAACTAGAATTTGTTAGTGGAAGATCAGTAGAACTAACAGTTGATCCAAATTCTACTACAACATCAGAAGTATTATTTGCTGAATTAAGTCTCATAACATCGATAGCTAAATCACTAGAATCATAACTAGCTGTAATGTCCACTTCAGTCATTGGAGTTCTATAGTAGAGAATAGAAGACCCAAATGCAGATGAAGATATTTTTGAGGTAGCGGTAGCGTTTATCGTGTACGCAGGTAAGAAAGAGCTTGAGCCAGATGTAGATACTACAGAGCCAAAGACCATACCATTTGATCTAGATACCTCTGCAACTGAAAGTACATTCTGAAATGTACCAGTACCAGAAATTAAAACACCGTAAGCATTACCTTCCACTGTTAATTGTGGAGAAGCTATAGCATTTTGTAAATATTCATAGTTTATAATTGTTCCTGATAAAACTGGTAGGTTCCTATAAGGAACTTTAGTAATAGGGTCAGGACTGTTATAAACATACACTCCAGATGTAACCAGATTAGTCTGATTTAAAATGTCACCATGAGGATTTTGGTTGTCATCTGCGTGTTCTTTAACAGTCACAAATGTTGAAGCAAGAGAATTATTAAATCCAGAACCAGAAGTATATGTTCCTAAGAATACAGAATTCTGTGGGGCATCGAAAGTGCTGGTAATTCTTGCACCAATATCACAATACTGTCTTGAGGACAAGTAGTCAAAATTTAGAGGATTCTGCTCTATCAATGTTCCCCAAAGATAGTTAGTTCCACCTGTTGACAACCCAGAAAATATTAATTCCTTACCAACATTATATTTGTCACCAGTGTATACGTTATTGATAAGTAATTCTGAACCGGATAGAATGCCTATTAAGAAATTTTCTGGGTGATTAGAAACGTCGGTAAATGCACCGTTACGAATTACCATTCCAGATTGTTCATAACTACCATTTACATGTGTTCGATAAATACCTATAAGTTGGTTTTCAACTGTTTCTACAACTCTTCGCTTTTCAGAGGCAGAGCTTTTAGTAGCATTAACATCCCAAATAGGAAGTTGGTATACATCAGTTTTCTGAGTATAGTAAGTTAAGGGCTTATCAACTCTTTCGTGATTTAAACCAGATTCAATTGTAGAAATAAAAGACATTATTCGTAAAACTCCATTTGTACAAATACTGCGGGAGAGACTATATTAAGACCGCTAATCTCTACGGAGATAAAATCATCAGTTTTTACAATTTTATACTCATCTGGAATATCCAAATATTTTCTTGAGGAGTTAGTAGCGGTAGATATCAGTGTAGAGGATATCAGAGTCTTTACCCCACTTCTTATTCTATATACGTCTAAATAAGGACTACCGGAAGCTGCCCCACCAGAATGAGTTATTAAAACAGCAGTATTTAACACTCCATTGAATGATATATGTCTATAATTATTCGCTTGTGCATAAGTAGAACTAGACTCCATTTCAAATACATATTGGTGTGTCTTATGAAAATTAATTGCATTTCCGTATTTAGCTGCTGGCTGTATACTTACAGAGGCATTTCCTGCTGGGGTATCATCATCATAAGTAATAGCTAAACTATAATAGTTTAAAACTGCGTCAGAAGACGCTGATATATTAAATAGGTATAAATACCATGATCCAAAGGAGGCTCTGTCATTAAATATATTTAATGTTTCAGTAGGAGTAATTGAAACTGGGTAGGCAGCATAATCCAGACTCTTATATTCACCGTCATGTAGAACGGCATCGGTGGACGTACCATTCGTATATGTGTGAATTATGTAAGCTTTAATTAATGAAGTATCTGGTCCCCCACCCTCATTTGGAGCATCTACATCAATGATAATGCTAAGCCCACGTACAGAGCCATTATCACCAACTGTAATAAGTTTACTAACCGTAGTAAGTGGGCTTACTGTTACTGGTAAACCTGTGGCTACATAAGTAGTTGTACCCATTAAATTCTATACCCTATTAACTGAAAAGTAAGGTCTTTGGAGCCTGAAGCTATTTGATCTACACAACAGCTGATAAAAGTGTTACCAGAGAGAGTAAAGGCATTTGGCAAAGTAAGAGCATCTGACTGTAAGCTTGCTCCAGCCGTACCGAATGGAATTAGGTTCGTCCTAGAAACAAATAGAGGACTGATAGTCTGTGGAGTAGGATTAGCAATTGCATTTATCTTTATACTTACAACGGTAGCACCAGAAAGAGCAATGGACTGAGAAGCTATCAACCTTTGTATCTTCATATCCGCTGGGTTATAACGAAGTCCATTAAAAACACTTGAGGCTGTAAGTATATTATTTCCGCTGGCTACATCTGTCCAAGTATATGTAACCTGTTCGCCACCTCTAGGACGATAGTAAACACTCATATCTCCTAAATTAGTGGTAACCCCAGAAATACTCCAAAGTCTATTGATAACTGTCATTGAATTATTTGGTACTAACTGTCCCCCTGAAGTAGTAACAGAGTTATTAGTTACAGAAACATTAGTGTACTGCTGGTTACCGATTAAAACTGAATCTTTATCATAAACTTCCACTTTTAGACTGTTACCAGAAAGAAGTCCCTCTTTTTTACAAACATTACGGACTTCAATTCGGTCCAATGTTTCAAAATCTGGTGGTAGGTTAACTCTGGTAATTACTATTGCGGCACCAGAAGTTAAAGCTTGCCATTCGTAATAGTTACCACCATACGCACGTTTTGCTGCAAACGTTCCAGAAGTTGTGTGTTGAGTAAACTCCCCTGAAAGAACTGTATTCATATATTCAGGGGACAGGTGCATGGTCTTTACTGGAACTATAGCGCCCAAATTATGAGTATGAAGATGGTCAGCATTATTACCGTTTAATAGGTCTAAGGCTTCGCTTGGATCAAATCCGTCAATTGAAACACCCGAATTAAAAGTAATATTTTGTCTGAATCTAGAAGCTGAATAAATTTCTACTCCTGAGCTAACAGTAAGAAATCCAGCAGAAAGCGTATTAGGTATGGTAAGATTTTGAACATTAAATGTAGAATACCGTAAAACCCCAGAAACTATTATATTACCAGATACTATTAGATCACTTCTAATTGTAACATTACCTGATAAAATACTGTTATTTCCAGAAATAATAAAGTTGTCTACTTGTAGATTACCATACTGTAGAGTACCTAAAACATTTAATCCGCTAACGACTACATTATTCTGAAATAATGTACTGCCATGTGGGTCATTATTATCCCCAATATGGTTACCAAGTACTGGAATATTAATTACATCTGTAGCCTCAGTGTCAAATGTACCAACACCAGAACCGTCAATGGCTAGAGTAGCTAACAGTATTCCGTCACTAGGAATATCACCAGTGGTGTTAATAAATGAGGTTACTTCTTTATACTGAAGTGAAGAATCATCTGCATTTTCTACAAGTCTAACACCTAAATAATAAGTAGTACTATTTGAAAGTCCGGTCCAAGAAATACCATTAACAGTGTATACATATTCCTGTACAATGTACGCTTCTACTACAGGCTTAGATTGTGCCTTAGATTCACCCAAGGAAGCAATGTAGCTTCCCGTACCACCAGAAGTATCAAGAGAGAATACACCAAGACGGATAATGCCGTGACCACCTGAATGCATTCTTGCGGCACCGTACAATTGATTATCTAATATCTGAGCCGTTCTTTGTTCAGATTGTGTATCCATCTGTTCACCAATAGTTGGTGATTCTAGCTGATACTTATCTGTTTTATTTGCATAACTCATTATTATTCACGTCTCCCCGGTGGAAGATTAGGATCGTAGGTGAGAGCCGAAGAATCTAATCTTTCACAATTAATTGTACTCATAATGGTGTGGTCCTCACCATTAGCTGTTAGTGTATGTGATGCTACTACGTAATCTTTACCGTTTGCCCCTGTTTCATTCATAATATTTTCATTAATCTTAATTAAATCATAGGGGTGTAAGTCTAACTGTCCCCACGCAGAGAAGGAAAGAGTACTTCTATCTCTAGTAAGTCTTCTAAATATTTCGGCAGCATTAGCTCTAGTTCTATTTACATCTTCAAATTTTGGATTTCTTATAAAGGCCATTCTTGGATATGGAGCAAAGAATGGATCGTCAGAATTCTGCTTATCTGGGAAGGCGGATTTAATATGAACATGAGTAGCCCACTGTGAAAATTCAGGATTGTCTTGATTATAGACACAAGTATTACCCTGTACAATCACAGCATTACGCATCTCAGCAGTATCAATAACCTCTTCAATGTCATTTAAAATTTCGTCAAAATTACCAACCTGATCGACTTCTCTGAAAGTTCTAGCACTTCCAGAACTTAAAATACTACTAGGTGGTTGATAGACAATATTACCTTCATGATCTGGGTATAAATACCAATTAGTAAATTCTCTAATTCTCTGCATACAACTCCATAGGGGGGTTCCCATGGAAAAATTGTAGGCAGGTTCACCAACACCTAACATAGCTAAAGGAAGTACTGCGTGAATAGTATCTGAAGAGGACTGTGAATCCGAATGCCCGTCAAAACACCCACCATTCATCTGATCTACAGAACCAGAAACAGTTGGAGTATTTGTATTCGATGCAGAAAACCCAGCTTCTTTAAGCAAATAGGCCATAGCACCAATATGACACCAACCGTCAAAGTATGGTAGATTAACTGCGAACTGCTCCCGTGCCTTCTTTGTCACATCTTCACATTCAATAACTAATGTGGAAGAAGTTGATCCAGAACGTCTACGTTTCCAGATAGAAGTATATCCAGTAAATACCACGACGGTGCTATCTGAGTATCCCATCTTAATTTGAATATACTTTACACCAGTGAACCCTTCTGAAGAGGGGTACTTACCACCTCTACTACCGTCATAGTTACGATTGTCTAACGTAATAGTAGCTCTGGCACTTTCAACAGACTGTTGAACACAAACTGATAAAATATCGTCGGACGAAATATCTCCTGCACTACCGCCTGAACCGGTAGCTTGTTGAATAAACGTGAATGAAGAATTATAAATAGCTGGACTGTAAATATTAGTTTGTATACCGTCAATAGCAGCGTTAACATCAGCAGTGTCAGGAATTGGATTCTTAACACCTAGTGTAAGCTGATAAGCAAACCCATTTGAGCCTACTCCCTTTGCTTCTAGTTTAAAAGGAGTTTCACCAATAAATTCCTTAAGATATTTGTATATGCCCGCTCTGTCATTTTTATCTGGAATCTTTGGATTATTTCCTCTACTTCCAGAACCAACTTTACCCACGAAGGAAGAATTATACTGAGGAGTACCAGTACCGGGAGGAACTTTCATAATCGGACTATAAAGTAATCCATTTCTTGGATGAATAACAGGAGAAAAATTAAAGCTACCGTAACAACCTTTAAACTCTAACGTTATAATACCCGGTTCTATATTTATAGGATCATTAAAGCTGAATGAAGCAAACTGTTTTTTAACAGTAGATTCAATTGAAGGCACACCTCTGTATACATAAACAGAATTCATTAAAGGATATATGGTTAACACTTCAGGAGAATCAGAAGTAGGATCATAGCCAGATATAGAGGATTTCTTACCTACCTGTGAACCCTTATAGAAAAGGGTACATGTTCCATCTATATACAGTATTAATTTGTAATCAATTCCCCAACTTATAGATATACTAGGAGAAATCCTAGTTTCGATATCATTACCCTCTTCAGCAATGACTTCATTATCTGGATCATTTGGGGTATTCTGTAATTGATCTATTTGTTCCGAGCGGAACAAACTAGCCATGCTAAAAATAAATGAAAATGGTTGGTTCTTCTTTAAAACGAAATCTGAATAAATATAGCATTCTATACTTTCTCTAGAGTTAGTGAAAGCTATTCCAGCGTCACATTCATAAAAGGGCTTAATAGTTTCAAGTGCGTCTAATGGAATCCATACATTTGATCCGAGAGGACCAGTAGTTAGAGTATTTCCAGTAGTAGGAGCAATTAAAGATACAGAACCTACCTTGCCGTATGCCCCACCAGTTGGTTCAGTAAGAGATGTTGCTACAGAAATTGCATTGGCATTTCTAGCCAAGTTAGCTCTATACTTAATAAAATTAGGAGCTTCTGGCTTTGCAATCATAGCATTACCAATTAGTGCTATGTTACTTACGAAAAACTTAGGAAGTTTAGAAGGCTTAGAATTATCCGTGCTAGCATTTTTACCTACTCCATACCCTAAAGCTTGTTCGTAAAGCTCTAGACTTGAAGTAGTTTGCTCTTTAGAGCGCAAAATACTGGAGTAGATATGCTTAATTGTGACATTACCATATTTTTTAGCGTTACCGGGACTAGGAAAGGATATTTCAACTACGCCGGGAGGAATTTCTGCCATTTAGTTTAGCTTAAACTCCGAAAATCCGAATGCCGCAATCTGATCAGTAACAGGATCACCAACCCCATCAGTGCTGTTACCAGTACAAAGTAGTAGAATAGGCTTAGAAAACACAAACCACTGAGTTGTAACACTACCATTTGCAGTGGATAGTGTGCATTTTCGTAACTGCGCAGAGCACATAAATGCACATCTCTGCGCTTCTGAGACATATCCAGTTTCTATTATAGGATTTATTGTAAAATCAGGGTATATATTTTCGTAATCTGAACTGTTAACAGTAGTATTCGAACTACTTCCGGCATCTTCAGAACTACCGAATTGAAGAGGGGCAGAATTTACTGCTTGTGTACTATCTGTAGTAACAAGATCACCTAATATATTAATATCGACATTAGACCAAAATACTAATGTTAATTCGTTAAGCTGTTCATCATAATGAAACTCTGGATAATAACAATTCTTAATAGGTTTTAGCTCACCTGAGTCCACATATCCAGCATAGAAAACATTTGAGTTAAATTTACCATCTAACCCAATTGGAAGATTAAAAGTCTTCGAATTGGATTTAGTCATCATTAAATATGAGCCAGTGTCGTTTAATAATGCAGCATCATAGCTAGTATTTGACCCAAAGTATCTAATAGAAGATAGTGTGGTTGAAGTCCCACCAGCAGCTTCATCAGCATCTGTTGCAGGATCATCCTCTGATTGTTTAACATAAGTAGTCCAAAAAATCCATAAGGATTTTTCTCTATCTTTAAATAATTTTAATCTTTTATCTAAGGAAATTCTTTGAGTGCACATTACTTTGTATCAGGTTTATCTAAGCCAGCTTTGATTAACTTTTTGTAGAGAGCAGGACCGATAATATATTTACCAATTAAGGTGTCTTCTCTGTGTTCTACCTTACCTGTGTCGATTATAAGGGCATCGTTCTTAATTGGGCGTTCATCAGTGATTTTTCTAACTGTGTTGTCTTCTTCAACAATTACCGTCTTTACCTTAGAACAAGTAAAACCGGGAGTAAAGAGAAAAATAACTGAGAGCATCAGTAGAATTGCTACACGCTTCATTTTAAAACTCCAACATCGTCTTAAGTTGATTTTGAGTTAAGTCGTCAAAACCAGATTTATCTACTACGATCTGATTAATACCAGATAGCTTTTCTAAGTCACCAGTAGCGATAGCCTCTTCATAGTCTCTATTTGCAATTTTAACTGGATCAGGTGGTTTAGAAATCCACTCGACCAATTGAGGCATTACATGAGGAAGAAGTTCTTTAAGAAGTGTAAATATGAAACTTACTATTGAAGTAGTCATTAAATTGTATAACTCCCTAGTTTAGGCTAGGGAGTTATGCTCCTTTACTTCACCTGATTCTTTGATTTCTCAACTTCTAGAAGAGCAATTTCTTTGACACGCAACGCCCATTCTTTAACAGCTTCTGGCATCGTGCTCTTAGCACTCTTCTCATAGAGAGAAGTAAATTCTTTCAAGAATGCATCTACCTTAGCTGCGCTCTTATTAGGTGTACCATCTGGAATCTTAGATTCTGCAAACTTAACAGCCTGTATTACAAAGGGAACATACTTTGTATACTTACTATCTGGATTCTTAAAATACCAGTTAAGAAATACTAGTGCACCAGCACCACCAAGAACATAGGGAAGGGCATTCACAATTGCCACCCCAACTAAACTAAAATCCATTGTAATCTCCTCTATTTACTATTATTAAAAATTGAATATTCACCATGAATATCAATTGAAGCCTTTTTGTAGGCTTCAGAAGCTTCTTGCGCAGAAGAAAAGTATCCAATACAAATTTTCTTTTTGTTTTTAGTTATTGACGCCATGTATTTTTTGTTACGCTTGTGGTAACATACCCCCTTATACCCTGACTTATTACTAATATGTATATCTCTATTCATGGCGTTCTGCTGCTTACTACAAACTCGTAAATTAATTCTTCTGTTATCAATTTTGTTGAGATTGATATGGTCAACACATAATCCATCCCCTTTAGATAATCCCAATAAAAATCTATGCATAGAGATTATTTGTGGTTTCCCACCTACTAATTTGCGTCTAGTAGCGTATCCTTCAGAACTTAACTGCCATTTAAATAAATTTAATAAGTCAAAATCGGTGTCATCTACTATTGCAAAC